CCGAAGTAGGAAATTTGTATACACTTTCCAATAATCCTAATAATACCAATAGAAAAGTAGAATAATTTAAAAATTTCTGTCAGGGGAAAAATTAAGTCGATTACTTTATGTAAAAAGCCATTTTTTAGCCTTCGAAAACCATTGAAACCATTAACATTAGAAAGAGAGGTGACAAATTTGCTACGTTGTTATATATACCAACGTAGCAAATTTGTCACCTCTTCTCAATAATCGTAATAATACCAATAGAAAAGTAGAATAATTTAAAAATAATTAAAAAAAATAGATTTTTGGGTTAAATTATTTAATATATAAACTTGAAAATAAATTTTTCATAGGGTGTTATAAGAAGATAAAGTGGTAGGATTGATCCCCTACCCTCCTTCTATTTAAAAGCACTCTAAAAACTAATAACCAACTATGAAAAAACTTGAACTCTACCCATGGACTTTTACAGAATCAGTAAGTAGTACCTCTATTCTTCATGAGATTAATCCATTTACCCCCGCTATAAAAGATTACTTAATTAGACCAAATATACAAAAATCTAAAAGAGAATGTATTTATCTTTGTAAATTTAAACCAACTTTCGATATTTTAAGAAAAAGTTATAATGATATATCTAGAACCGATTGGGTATTTATAGATTTTGATTTTAAAGAAAAAGATATAAGAGATAAATTCACCAAAGATTATAAGAATAATAAATTCGATAATTTCGAAGATGCTTTCAATGATTTTCATCAATTTTTATTAACATATAAACACTCTTTTGCGGCTGGACTTTCAGGGTCAAGAAAAGGATTAAGAATTATATCATTAATTAAGACAGGTATTTATATAGATGATTATGAAGTTTCTTTAGTCCATAAGAAGATGGTTAAGAAGTTAGTAACTTTATTAAGAGAAGAAGTTAATATAATGTTCTATAATAATAAAGAAATAGATTATATTGATCCAGCATCTTATAGAGCTACTCAACCAACTTTCTCAATGGATGAAGGTATTATAAATAAATCATTTGAAACTATAGAATATCTATCAGTTAAAGATGAGTTAATTAAAGAGATGGATAAGTTGGATAAGGTTGAAAATTTCACAACTTTATTGGATGGAAAACCAATTAAGGAGATGAATGATGAAGAAGTGATAAAGATAGTTAATAAACATAATCACTACGACTATACAACATTATTAATGATTAATGAGTTACCAGATAACCAACAGAGAATAGCTTATAATGAAATGGTTAATAATTATGTTGGTGATGGTATGAAGAGAGACTTATCATCATTTGAATCATTTAAGAAAAGATTGGATAGGACTAAAGGAGATTATTTCGGTTGGTCAACAGAAAATAATAATACTTACGATACATTTGGATATTCATATGATATAACAATTAAATATAATAAATATATTACAGAAAAAGCTAAAGAATTAAATGATATTATAACAAATGAACATAATGTAATAATAAAAGCACCAGCTGGAGGTGGTAAGACTACCTACTTTAGAAATTGGTGTGATAATTTAAAAGGTGGTGATGTTATAGTATTCGCTGCACCAACTAATGCTATATTAGAGCAGACGGCATTAAAATTTAATAATAATTTTCAAGTATTAAAAAATTATAACTCTGAGAAAAGAAATTGGGCATCTTTATCAGTTAACAAGCCTGTTATTATATTATCATCTTTTAAATCTTTATATAAGTTAAAAAAATTAAACATTAAAAAGATTTTTATTGATGAAGTACATAATTTAGTTAACCAGAGTGATTTCGATAACGATTTCACTATACTTGAACATAAATCATGTATTTATCTAAGCGCAACGCCAGAGACTTTCTTAAATACTTTAAATGATTTTTATTATATTAATCTTGATAATAACTTACCTAAAAAAGAATTAGATATTATTCTATGTAAAAAAGAAGTTAAGAATATATTCTTAGATTATATTATCGATTATACTAAAAAACAATTGATATACATAAACAACAAAGACCAAGCCGATTTAATGAACCGTATGATTATAGAAGATATTATACAACTTTCTGGTGATACTGGCAGGACAATGATTTTATCTTCTGAAAAGAAGAACGATGATGAATATATAAGACTTTTAAATGAATCATTATTAATAAAGGATACTGTATTATCAACCCAAATAATTAATGAAGGTGTTAATATACTTAATAAAGAGTGGGATGAGGTTATAATATTGGATGATAGAAATATAACTTATCTAGATATATATCAACTATCGAATAGATTCAGAAAATTACCTAAAGTAAATATTAAATTTTTAACAAATGGATTTCCAAATAATCTTATATGTAGAAGTACGTTCGATATAAAAGGAGAATATTTAAAAGCATTTAAGTATTATACAAGTTTAATTAAAAATAAAAGATTCAAGAATAATAAATTAATTGAAAATAAAAGGCTTAATGAATTATTTATGAATGTTAATAATTGTTATAGTGTTAATAAATATAAATTAAATAAAAGAATAGTAGATAAATATTTTAGTATTCTAAGAAATAATTATCAGATATACAATAAATTCTTAAGTTATTTCTTCGATGTTAATACAATTTTCTTAAATATTGATTCGAAGTATGATAGGTCTTTCAGGACTTGTGATAATGGAGTTCAAGAAGCTAAAGAAAATATTAGTAAGCAATGGTCAGATGTTGATGATTACTTTAATCATAAGACTGTTTCTAAAAAACTTCTATATTCTTTTAAAAAGAATGAGACAAAATTAAGAGAATATTATGATAGAGTTAAATATCTTGCCGAGATGTTAAGAGAAGAATATAATGATTTGTGTCGTGATACTGAAATAGAAGCAAGAACATTATTAACGAATAGTAATTATAGCAATAAGAAAATTATAGAACAGAGATGTAAAAATGCGAGTAAGAATATAATGAGAAGTAAGAATTCTAGAATTGATAAATTAAATATTATTAATCTTATAAGTTATTTATTTAAAGAAATAAACAGAAAAGATTATATTTCAGTTAATGAAGTTAATGATATATTTAATAGGTCATCAGAGGATATAAACATTTTATGTTTAAATTTAGGTATAAAATCTAAACGAGATTTGCAGTGGTATTTAGAAAACGTATTAAATAAAAAGATGAAAAGAATCAACGGTATACAAACAAGAATTTATAAAAAAATCCATAAGAAATAATAAAAAAGTTTATTTATTTTTAAAAAAAACCCTCAAAACCACTATTTTGAGTATTCATAATATATATATAGTAATAAACAACCACTTATATTATGAACAATAACCTAGAAAGCCTTATAATAGAAGAAGATTTCGAGTTTTTAAAAAATAAATTAAACGAGAATAAAATAACTTCTAAAATTAATAATAATACATTTGAATGTTTTTGTCCTTATGGAATTGCCGAGAATGATTTTAAAAATAAAATTTTCTGGATTTTTGATCGTCAAATATATTCAGTTTATTCTTATAAATTAAAAACTATTATTGACTTAAGAAAAGAAAAATTAAAAAGTATATTATGAAAAACCAACCATTAAAAAAACTAATTAATGATTTATTTGATGTTACTATTAATGAAAATATAACTCTTGCAAAGAAGGCTAATTTAAAGAAGATAAAATTTTTCTTTTTAAATAATGAGTGGAGGTTAACAAAGACGGATAAAGAATTGATTGATATTTGTATAACATATATAACTAACATACAAGAAAAACAAAAACTAAAAAATTGAATAAAGAAATAAACGATCATATAAATAAAAATTATGAAAAATATTTAAAGATAATAAAAGCAGGAAAAATTTTTCAATCATCAAAAGTAAAGGACTCTGTTAATGATATATTAAATGACGTATTAATAGAAATATTAAATAAAGATGAAAATTTATTATTACAAAAGTTAAAAACTGAGTCAACCTATAAAACAAAAAATGGCTTAAATACCCATTTTGATAGTTTAATTATCCACGTCGTTAATTTAAATCTATATTCTAAAACAAGCCGCTACTTAAAAAACTATATATTTTATGATAAAGAGGTTAATGAAAATAATTTTAATATACTTAATTTATTTGATAACGAAGATTTAAAAATAAAAGAAAAAGTAGAAGAGTTAGTAAAGTACGTCGAGAATATTGATATAGAATACCCGTACAAAAAAGAATTATTTAAACAAAGATGGTCTCTTGACCAAGGAAAGGTTGAGATTGTACCATATCAAAAGATAGCCAATAAATATAATATACCATTAACATCAATGAGATTAATAATATTAGAAATAGAAGAGCTACTAATAAATATAATAAAAAACAATAAAAAAATCATGAACTACAACGAAGAATTAAAAAAATGGAGAACAGAAAATAATGTCACTAATTATCAAGAAGCTCTTAAAGCGTTCTCCCCAATCTGGGCTTCTCTCAAAAAAGGAGAAATGCCCAATACTACTCCCGTAAAAACTAAAGAACAGCTTAATAAAGAAAATGCTGTAGAATTTTACAATACAAAAATACGAGGACGCACAATAATTCTTCCTGAAACTCTAAAAGAATTATATTTTCATTTATCTAATTTCGGTATAAATACTAAGTTAGAAAATGAGGATTGTCCATCTTGTATATCTAGATTAATAAAAAACTTAAAAATTAATATAGGTATTTAAAAAAAATATAAATAAATGCATGAAAATGATAATAACAATAATATTACTGATAATATTAACGAGGGTGATAAAAGCAATAATAATAATGAGGATAAAACTCCGAAGAAAAAAGTAGGAAGGCCGAAGGGTCAGAAGGATTTTGGACCAAGAAAAAAAAGGACTGATAAGCCTAGATTACTTCCGAAGAAAAAGCCTGGTCGTCAACTTGGATCAAAAAACAAAAAACCAGTTGGTCGTCCAAAAACCGTTGAGACTCCAAAACCTGTAGGACGTCCAAAAAAAGAAGGACTTACTAAAGCTAGGAGAGGGGTTGGTCGTCCAAAAGGAAGCACTAAAGCCTTACCTATAAATACTATAAAAGATTTAGAAAATATAACTATACAAGATGGTATATTAATGGATTTAACTGAATTTTTTGATAAGGATATGTTTAAAGGGATGCCGGACTTAAAATTTAAAAAAGAGTTATTTTTAAAAGCGTTGGTATATAATTACGGTAATTTAACAAAAACCTGCGCTGAATTAAAAATTAGAACATCATCAATATATGACTGGAAGAAGGGGGATGAGCATTTTAATAATTGTTATAACGAGGTTGAAAATATAGTAACTGATTTTGTTGAAAGTAAATTAATGAAAATGATAAATATTGACGATAAACAAACTATAATGTTTTATTTAAAAACAAAAGGAAAAGATCGCGGATATACTGAGCGTACTGAACAAAATGTAACTCATCAAATACCTATTAATATAAATATAATGTTAGAAGATGATGAGGATGATATAGATGATATAACTATAATAGAATAAAATGAATATAGATCTAAAATTAAATAAAAAACAAGCCATTGCTTGGAAAAAGTTACATGATGACCACACTACTCAAATAATGTATGGTGGATCTGCTGGTGGAGGTAAAACTTTTATTTCGTGCGCATGGGCAATAATATATTGTTTAAATAACCCTGGTATTAGGGGCTTAATTGGTCAAGCATTTTTAAAAACTTTAAAAACAACAACCATGGCTACGTTCTGGGATATAGTTAATAAATGGGGTATATCTCATTTAGTAAATTACAACGACCATAAATCATTAATATCATTCACTAATGGATCATCTATTATATTAAAGGACTTATATTTAAAACCTTCAGATTCAGAATTTGAGGGATTAGGAGGACTAGAATTAACATTTGTAATTATAGATGAGGCTGGTATGGTTAGTCGAGAAGCATTTGAGGTGCTCTCATATTCTAGAATAAGATATAAACTAAAAGAAAATAACTTAATTCGTAAAACGTTAATTGTTTCTAACCCCTCAAAAGGGTGGTTATATGATGAGTTTTATAAGCCTTATAAAGATAATACTCTAGAAAAAGAAAAATTTTTCATAAGGGCATCAGTAGAAGATAATAAATATCTCCCTGCTGATTATATTCCAGGACTTAATAAGTTACAAGGGAGTATGAAAGAACGTTTATTATATGGTAACTGGGATTATGGAGATGAGACGAATAATTTATTTTTTCATGATGATGTATATGATTGTTTTTTTCAAAATCCTGTTTATGTTGATAAAGTTGAATACTTAAGCGTTGACGTTGCAACAAGAGGAGATGATAAAACTGTAATTTGTAGGTGGAGGGACTTATGTTTAATGGAGATATATACAATTGATAAGAATACTGCAAAAGAATTAAGAGATTTTATACTTAAGATAGCTCTCCGTTTTCATGTTAAAAGATCTAATATAATAATTGACTCTACTGGTAATGATGTAGCTGATTTCATAGAAGGCAGTACAAGATTCGTAAGTAACCACAGACCATTTAAAGGAGAAAATTTTAACCATTTAAAAAGTCAAATATTTTATAAGTTAAGCACTTTAATACGGGCTGGAAAAATAACAATAAAAGATAATAGATATATTGATAAAATATGTCAAGAATTAGAAGCCTTTAAAATCCATAAGCCTGATGATGACGGTAAGGCGCAAATAACACCAAAGAGTGTAGTAAAATCTAGACTTGGGCATAGCCCCGATTTTGCGGAAGCAATCGCAATGAGGGCATATTTTGAGGTTGACCCTCCTCAAAAATTAAATCTAATTATAATATAATGAATCTAAAAATCAAAACAATAGATGGTATAACCATAAAGCAATTTGTAAAAATAATGAATATATATGAGTTATATCCAGAAGGCATAAGTCAGGATATAAAAATAATATCCACTATAACTAATATTACTGAGGAAGAATTAATAAAATATGATATAAAAAGCATTGAAATATTTAAAAAATTGATAAATGACGTACTTGTTAATGAGCCTAATAAAAATGATTTTAAACCCTTTAAATTAAAAGGAGTGAAATATATATTTGATAAAAATCTTGATAAGATGTCGACTGGTATGTTCGTTGATCTTGAGAACTTTTCAAAAAATCTAATACAGAATATTCATATTATAACCGCTATTTTATTTAGGCCAATTAAAAATTTTAAATATAACCCTGATGATGTAATGGAAAGAGCAATGTTATTTAATGACCACCTATCCATTTCAAAAGCTTTTTCAGCCGGTTTTTTTTTATCCATTTTAAAAAAGAATTATTTAAAAAGCACACAGGTATTTTTGGAAAGCCAAGAAAAATTATTGACGGAGAAGAAAACATTATAAAAAATCTTGATGTTGATGAATCCTTTAATGAAAAATGGGGTTTTTACGGACTCATTCTATCACTTGCTGAAAATGATATATTAAAAGTCGATAATATATTAGATTTAACATTAATACAAACTATGAACTTCTTAGCTTATAGAATCGAGCGTGATAGAGTAATCGAGTGGAAAAATAAAAAAAGATAAATTATTTATTCTTTATTTCCCTTATATCGTTTTTTATATCGTTTATTTCATTAGATATATAATTAAGTTTAATGTCTATATTATCTTTTCTTGTTGTAGTAGCTTCTAATTGATTAACTCTATTTTCTAAATTGCTAATTCTACTTTTAGTAGTATAAAAAAAACTAGTCGATATTCCTAGTATAGTAAATAAGGACACCGTTAAACTTGATATAAAGTAATTCCTAAATATTTTCAATATAGATACATTTTCTTCTTCTTTCATTTTGTTGTTTATTTTTTTACATAATTAATCCCTGGTAATCTACTAGTAAATTATAATGTAATAATGAAATAGTTTTACTAGATGACCCTATAACTTTAAATCTTGTTTCAATATAATCATCAACATTTAAATCTAATAATCCAACAAAACTAACATTTATTGTTGAGTCCTCTATCATAGTTGACTCAAACTCTAGTTTTTCAGTAGAGTTATGAACACCATTTACATATAAAGAAGCATGTATAACTATTGCAGTAACTGAATCAGTACTTAAACTACAAGCCATTTGTATCTTATATAACCCATCGCTATCTACTTGTATTGTATATCCACTTCCACCAGAAGGCTCATTAATAGACGTATTATTAGTAGATCCACTTTCACATCCACTTACTATTGGATAATAAACTCCATCTGTGGTTAAAGTTAGAGTAGTTGTTGCTGTATTAGTTAACTCTCCATAAACATTAGCACCCCCACTAATTAATGATAACCATACCCCGTTAACATAACCTAGTATATCAGTACCATTAAATCTAATTGTTCCTTCAGAAGCATTTATAGTGCTAGTATCTGCTAATTTCAACGTTGGAACTACTGTAACTTTACTGTCTGTATTTGTAATTGAGGCACCTCCTATAATTGCTGAGTAATCCCCTGAATTAGTATTAGCATAACCAGAGACTAAAGAATAATCTCCACTATTAATACAACCACTTCCACCGACTAATGAACTACCCTCACTATTATAATTACCACTTCCATAAACAATTGAGGTATACCCTGAGTTAATATTAAGGTTTCCTACAACTAAT